AGGGGTAGGGGGGTCCTGGTTCCTTTGATACCCTCGACGGGGCTGGGATGCTTGGCCATCCCGCCGGCATTTTCGACTAAAAGACTAAAAAGAGATTTCCCGGTTTAGCCGGAGGCAGCGTTGAGAATTGAATTCGACCTGGAAGACGGCGAAGCAACCTGGCTGAAAAGCCACGCGCGCAAAAACGGCCTGACTATCAGCGCTTTCTTGCGTGATATCTGTCTGGATGTCCACCGTGAGGCTGAGCAAGCCGATGGAGTTACTACCGGAAAGCGCGTCACTCGTAAAGAGCAGATGCTCCAGTATGTGCGCGAGAATATGAGCCTGGTCCGGGGCGCCATCCAGCTGCGCATCAAGATGGATGAGGTTCGGCAGTGGATGCGGGACCCGAAGTTCAGGGAAGACCTGCGAGACGCTCAGGTTTACTGGGTGGATGGAATCCAGCAGGAGATGGCTGACATCGGGGCCGGCAAGAAAAAGGGCGACACCAACGCGCTGGGGTGGTTGTTGAATGCCCACCACGCCGCGTTCGGTCGAGCCAAGGTCGAATTAATCGTGAAGATGCTGGACCCGCTTATTAAAAAGTTGACCGACTTCATCCGTGAGGAACTCGGAGCGGATGCTGAAGACGGACTGGAGAGAGCAATGAAACGATTCGATGCGGAGCGGCGGAAGAGACTGACCGACCTCACTTAAAATGGCTTTCTTGCTCCCGATCTGTGACGATATATCGGAGCGGCTCGAGGAGAAGACTACACTTTCGTTCACCCGGCAAGGCCGTTCAATCGCCATCTTCCCAGAATACAAGTGGGACCCGGTGGGGTTCTGCCGGGATATCCTGGGAGTCGAATTATGGATAGCCCAGCAAGAAGTCGCTCAGCTGGTCGCCACTCATCCGCGGGTATCGGTCGCCGCGTGTTACGCGAGCGGGAAGACCTTCCTGGCGGCGTGCCTGGTGCTCTGGTGGCTCTTCACTCGTAAGTCGTGCCTGGTGGTGACCACCGCCCCGACTGGGCGCCAGGTCAAGGAGCTGCTCTGGGCCGAAATCGGGATGCTTCACTCGATGTCCAAGGTTCCTCTGGGTGGCAAGATTCTCACTCGTGAGACTCGCCTGGGGAAACATCGGCGTGGTTTCGGAGTGGCCGGTGACGGTAAATCTACCAATGCCGGTTATCACGATAAGAGCGGCCAGGTGCTGTTCATCGTCGATGAGAAGGCCGGTATGAAGCGCCAGGCCCTGGCCGACTTTGACGGGCTGATGGTTGACGAAAATGAGTGTCGCGAGCTGGGGATAGGAAACCCGGTATCAACAAGCGGACCGTTTTACGAAGAGCATATGAACCCGGACGAAATGTCTCGGTGGAAGCTCTATTCGATCAGTGCTCTGAGGACTCCCAATCTTACCGGCAACGCCGACGATAAAAAGCGTTATCCCGGCCTGGTCAGTGCCAGCTGGGTGGAGCACCGCCGTAAGAAGTGGGGAGAAAAGCACCCGCTTTTTATCACCAAGGTTCTGGGTCAATTTTATATCGTGGCTGGACTGGCTAAGGTCGTCCCGAATGACTGGGTGGCTGTGTCTCAGAAGCGCTGGTCAGGTATTTTAGAGGGTCTGGATTCGGTCGACGTGTTAGGAATTGACGTAGCGGGTGGAGGTCAGAACCAAACGGTTGCATACCGGCGCAAGGGACGCAGGCTATTTCGGGCGGCCGCTTGGCACGAGCCCGACACGATGATCACGGCTAGGCGAATCGTGGAGCTCGGAGAGAAACTCCAGGTCAAAAGAATTTGCATCGACACCACAGGGCTCGGAATCGGGATTGGTGATCGAGTGCATCAGCTTAAATCTGAAGGTCGTCTATCTGGGATTGAAGTCTACAGCTGCAACCTCGGAGCGGGCGCAGAGGAAGACGGATATGTGCGCCTGGTCGACCAGGTGCAATTTGCAATGCGTCAGGCTTTTGACCCGGACAATCCCCTGGCCGTGGCAATTGACCCGCAAGATACAGATTTGGCTGAGGAGCTGCCCCATCGAGGGTGGTCAATCGTAGAGGACGGAGGGAACATCAAAGTGGAACGCAAGCGAGACTTGAAGGCGCGCGGAATTGATTCTCCCGACTCTGCCGACGCCGCCAGTTTGACCTTTTACGAGCCGCCCAACGCCGGAGAGTTCTTCTTCGTATAATGCTGGGAAAAATATGGAGCAAGGTTAAGGGCATATTTGCGAGCAAGTCTGCACGCGGAGGAGTGGCTGGAGGTAATAGCCCTTATGAGGCCGGATTCGCCAATCGTTTGCGCGAGGGAACCGGTAAAGTCCGTGAGTGGCTGACGGAATATGAAACGAATTGCCATTTACAGGCTCCGTTCTTCCGCCTCGCGGAAGATACTGCCCTTGTTGGATTCAAGCTTTATCGCGAGCTCGCCAACGGTAAACGCAAGCAGGTCCGCAAGCATCGCATCCTCAAGCTGCTGAAGAAGCCCAGCCCGGCAATGCTGGGGACCGCCTGGAAGATGCTCTTGCAGCTGTATACCGACCTGGTCGGAGAATGGTTCTTGTGGATTCAGTTTGCTCCCGAGGTAGTGGATGGTCAGGTCTTTGAGTTCCCGGTAGCTCTGCACATAGTGCCACCTCACTGGATGCCCCAGACCCCGAAGCAGGGTGAGCCCTGGTTTGTAATGCAGGTCCCTGGGGGTCAACTGATGCGCCTCTATCCTCACGAGGTGATCTGGCATAAGCGCCCCCGCCCACTGAACCCGTATGGACGCGGCCTGGGTATCGCTCCCAGCTTGGACGATGAGGTCTCTCAACTCGATTGGATGAACAAGTTCAACGATTCGTTTTTTCGCCAGGGTGCGCACCTGGGAACGGTTCTGGGCGTTGAGGATATGCCTAAGGAGTTATGGGATCGATTCCGACAACAGTTTGAAGAGAAGCACGCGGGCGCCTCAAATGCATTTCGCACTGCGGTTGTGAGCGGTAAAGTTTCAGCTACTAATTCAGTAGCTGCTCACAAGGATCTAGACTTCAATGAGGGTGTGAAGCTGAAACGGGACGTGGTTCGTCAAACTCTCGGGACGCCTCCTGAGATTCACGGTCAGACCGAAAATTCTAACAAGGCCACTTCAGACGCTGCCAGCAACTTGCATCAACTTTATGGGCAATACCCTCGCTGTGTGCAACAAGAGGAAGCGCTGAACGAATACCTTTTACCTCTTTTTGGAGAAGAAGATCTGGTTCTGGTCTGGGATAACCCGGTCAAGGAGACCGAGGAGCAGCGCCTGGAGAAGAACGATAGGGGTATTAGCCGCGGGACCATTACGGTCAACGATTGGCGTCAGGCTCAGGGTCTGGACCCGACCCCTGACGGCGATGTTTATCTTATCCCCGAGAATGTTGCAGTTGTGGAGTTTGGGACATTGATTGAAATGGCTCAAGCAGCGCTAATTTCGGCCCAAAACGAGGCTAAAAACGGCCAAAATCAGCCTAAAAATGTGCCTGAAGAGCCACCCAAATCCAGTCCCAAGGCTCTCGAAATGCCAGGGAAGAGCCTCGATCATTACTTGGAGGTCCTCCAGAATGCCTAATGTGGACGAGAAAACCCGCGTAAAAAAGACCTTTGAAGCGACGATCAAGGGCATAAATGTTGATGATTACACCGTTGATGTGGAGGTTTCGGACGGTTCTATTGACCGTGACGAGGAAATCATTCTTCCGAGCGCTTACGTCGCCAGGTTGGGGAGCTATCTTGCTAATCCTATCCTGTGCTGGTCTCACCCTCTGTGCTCCGAGGAGCCAGAACCTGAGGATTGTATCGGTAAAGCCCTTTCGGTGTCGGTTACCGGGAATGCTTTGGCCTGCAAATTTCAGTATGCTGTTGAGGAAAATGAAAAAGCTGCCCTGATCTGGAGATTGGTGAGTGGCGGATACCTGAAAGCCTTTAGCATCGGAGCACTGGTTTATGACTATGTTTCGTTCTGGGACGCTCCTGAAGACATCGCCGCTCTCGGAGGAGCAGCTGGCGAAGCGCTTCGGACCGGTCAGGTATGGAGGGTGATCACCGATTGTGAGCTGGTGGAGATTTCTCAAGTACTCGTCGGAAGTAATCGCAACGCGCTGATCAGGGCCTTTAAGTCTGAAAAAATGGGCCCTATGAACTCCCTTAAATCTCTTTTTACTCGAGGTCTACCTCCTTCCAAGAAGGCAAAGGACAAAGTTAATTGTTCTATCGAGTGCCCCGAGTGTGGAAATGAGTGCCCGGATGGGTGCGAGGAGTGTCCCGAATGTGGTTACGTTTTTGACTCTGTTCAGGCCCCCAAATCTCTCAAGAAGTCGTCTCCATCTGAGGACGAGCAATTTGAAGCTTTACTCAACGAGAATCCTGAACTGGCTGAGGCCTTTTTGGAGATCGTTGAGGAGTTTACCTAGAACCGCCCAGAGCGGACAAAGAAGGAGAACCAAATGCCAGCACTAGACGACATGGTGAAACTGCTCCGCGAGCGGGTAGAAGCAAAGTCCAAGAAAGAGGAGAACCCAGTGATTTCTCCTCGAAATCCCAATGCGGAGCGTTTTGCTCACCTCCACAATGCGGATGAAGTGCGCGAAGGCACTTCTCGCTCCCTGGAAAAACCGCGTGAGCTCCTGGAGCAAGAAGCGTCTCACGGGAAAGGTATTTCTGCGGGTCGCATCCTGCGAGCAATCGCCTGTGCGCAGAAATTCTTCCGCAACGAGTCTCCGACCACGGGCGCAATTAAGGTTATCCATAACCTTTATCGCGACAAGGCTCTGGCTAAGTGGCTGGAAGGTGCTGTTTCCAAGGACTTGACAGCTAACATACCCAACGAGGGCGGCTACTTGATTCCAGAGCAGGTTTACGACGAAATCGTGGAGCTGCTCTATCCCAAGGTGGTAGTTTTCAAGTTGGGAGCCAGCGAGATTCCGATGGTGACCGGAGCGCTCAGCCTCAACTACATCGAAAGCGGTACGACCGCCCAGTATGTTGGCGAGGGTGAGACTCCTACTCCCACCGATGTGAAGTTCGGACAAGCTACTTTCCGGAGCAAGAAGCTCATCAGCCTGATTCCTATCAGCAATGACCTCCTGAAGGTCCCTAGCCCGAAGGCTGACCAGATTGTTCTCTCTGATGCTCTCAAGCAGATGGCAGTGAGAATGAACAAAGCCGCCTTCCAGGACGATGGCAGCCAGAATACTCCTCGAGGCTTGAAGTATGAAACCGGTCTGACGACGGCCACCATTTCTGGCTTGATGGATTCGTTGTCGATGATTAAGGTTTTCGTGGCCCTTGAGGAAGCGAACATTGATATCGACGCGATGGATCGTCCAGGTTCTGCCTTTAATCACAAGCTCTGGGGATATCTCCAGACCTTGGCTGACCTCAACGGCCAGTATTACTATCGCAATACGGGCAACACCTACGCTGATGGCTCCGGCCAGGCGAAGGGGCTCGCCAAAACTTTTGAAGGATATCCGTTTGCGACCACCCAGCTGATCCCCACGACGGGTTCTAGCAACCCATACACCACCGACTTTTACTTTGGCGACTGGTCCGAGTTCTGGGTTCCTCGTCAGGGCATGCTCGAGGTCGACTCCAGCGACGTGGCAGCCTATAACACCTCGAGTAACACTGTGGTGTCGGCCTACTCCAAAGACCAAACGGTGATCCGGTTGATTGATCGCCACGATATGGGGATGCGCCAGCGAAAGGCTATGTGCCGCGCTTCCGTGACCTTCAACCAGTAATTTCTTAGAAAGGCGAGAGGATTACCCAATGATCAAGAGTCTCTATTTTGCAGTTAAATTGCTAATCGGCCTGGCGGCAAAGGCCAACGCCGACGCAGACAGCGAGAGCGGAACCGCCCTCGACTCACAGGCATATGAGCAGGCCAATTCTGGTCTGGTCACGATCAACGTGGGCGCCGCAACCGGTTCCCCCTCGAGTTTCTCCATTGTCTACACCCTGGAGCACTCGTCGGATAACTCCAGTTGGTCCACCGCTCCGGGAGCCCTGACCGGAGCTCGTGCGGACGCTACGAAAACCGTAACAGCTGCGGGTGTCTACTCGATTCCGTTCGAGCCGGGCCACCTTAAGCGTTACTGGCGTGTTTCCCGCGCAGTATCCATCACTGGTGGTTCCTCTCCCAAAGTCCCTAACGGCGCTTCGGTCCTGTTAGGCGATGGCCGAAAGAGCCCGATGTAATGGCCAAGGTGGCCAGGTGGGAAGCCTTGCGCTCTTTCCCTGCCCATCCTGCCCTGGGCCTCTCCGTCGTAATCGATGGAGTGGCCCAGCGGCATCCAGGCGGGACGATTGCTCAGGGCTCCGTGGTCGAGTGCCCGGACCCCTTGCAGGACCGTCGACTAGGGTTCGTTCTGCGGCTGCTACCTGCGATTGCGAAGCGCGCAAAGGTTGCTCCGCAGTCCGAGCCAGAATCAATTGAGGCCATCCCTGAGTGATTGCATCGGCACTAACGACCTACCAGGCCGTTATGGACGCAAAGTCGGTCTCAACGCCACAGGCGCGGGTAGAGGCGATGATTAGCGCGGTTTCCGAGAGTATCGAGATAGCTATTTCTAGATCTCTCGGATTCCGCCGTTTCTCCCTGGCTGCCCCTGCTCGCCTCCGTGGTTCGGGGACTCGTTCTTTGTTTGTGCCTCGTTGGCCCATCAGGGCCGTTGAGCGCGTCTTGGTAAGCGGGATGACCGTGACAGACTGGCTAAACGATTCTGATTTCTTGCTTCGCGGGGAGCTTTATCGCGCGCTCGGGTGGCCTAAAGTGATGTTCCGATATTCCGACTTAACGGGAGACCCTGATCCTTCAGCGGTGGATTATTCGATTGAGTTGGCGTTCACGGCTGGATATATTCTTCCTCAGTTCAACGGAGTTGAGGACGCCGACAATAACCCTGGAGGTGACGTTTCGGATTTACCGTTTGTGTTGCAGGAAGCTTGCATTGATAGCGTTCTCTTCAATCTTTCTGCTCCTCCCCCGTCTAATCTTGTGCGAGAGAAGACTGTGGGCGGATGGGATCGCGAGTGGTCTACAAAGCAAGCTGTTCCGCTGACAGAGAAAACCCGTTCTTGGATTAGCGGATTCAAGGGGCAGTGGTTTGGATAATTTCATTCATACCGCAGTTGTCAGTCGAGAGGGTGCAACTATTTCTTCCGGCCAAACTGTTTTTGGCGGATTTTCTCAGGTTTTCGCTGCACTAAAATGCTTGATTGAACCGCTCCCGGCCTGGCGCCAGGTGTCTGTAATTGGTCTTTTCGGAGGTCGTGCGTTTTCTGTTACGTGGGGCAATGAGTCGCTCCGGGAGGGTGACCGTTTTCTTTGGAACGGTAGGACCTTTACTTTCAAACTAAATGCTGATGACCAGTATCGTGGTGATTCCGGAGTTCCACCCTACCAAACAGGGATGCTTCTTGAGGATACAATACCTCGTGGCTAGTTTCCGCTGGGGAAGAGGTAAGTCTCCAGCAGACCTCATTGCGAAGATGCAGGCCCGTAAAGCTCGTATGGCCGAGTTTCATAAAACCGCTATCGGCCAGGCCGCCCTGGTGGTGGAAGGAGAGCTGGCTAAGCGAGTTTGGATTCCCAAGAAAGTGAACTTGCAAGACAGCGGCACGGGAAAAGATATTGTTCCTGCGCAAAAGAGACCGTTTGACTCACGCACACAAACAACTGAGAGCGGAGCAATAGCTCGGTTTAAATTGACGGCTTTTTGGTCCAGGGTCCGTCTTAACGGAGCGTTAGCAGTGGGTCTCCTGCGGGCATTTTCTGCCGCCGGACGTTCAAACGAGCTTTTCCGTCAGGGTCTTTGGGTGCGGTTCAAGGGTGCAGCAAGGGGAGCGGTTAGACATTTTGTTGAGTTTGCGCGCCACGGTCGGCTTCAGGCTTGGTCTCAGCGCCCGGACAAGGGGCAGCAATTTATCCGTCACGCTGTGCGTATCAAGGACCTAACAGTGATGGATAAATTGCAAATGAGTGGAGCTTTGAGAGCGTCTGAGGCTCGCATCCGAGCGATCTGGGAGCGGGCCACGAAAGAAGGTTTTAAGTGAGCACGGCGGGTCACACAATTCCAATTGATTCGGTCGCTGATGCTATTGTTGCGCGCATCCTGGCTTCCCGGGCAAGCTTTTCTCCGACGCTTAAGGTGGTTGATTTCGATCAGCACTGGATGGATAGGCTAGCTCAGTCTCCAGACGACCTCATTTCACGACTTCCGGCGGTATTTGTTAATTTCGATGACGGAACTGATTTTCGTTCCGACGATCCGGAAATGGCTATCCAGATGGGATTCCCTTTTTCTCTCAATTTTATTTATCCGCTTCTTACGGCGAGTCGGATCAATGCTCTGCCGGTGGGCCGGAAGCTAGCTGAACTGTTTGTTCAGGGAGAGCACCTCGACGAAATCTCCGAACTTGATGCTGCTCTGGGGTGTCGGTTTGATGAAGTCGACATAACAGGGATGGGATACAACCGTTCGCTTTCAGAGTTCAATGTTGGCTGGTTTCACGTCGCCATAAAAGTTCACGTCTTAAGTCAATAAAAGGCCCAGCGGCCGCATTTTAAGGAGGCACCCCAATGGCAACACCCACATACCGGTTCGGCTGCAAAGAGGCCTATGTGAGAAAAGTCCTAACCGATGATCCGGCGAGCATTACCGGGCCAACCTATGGCCCCTACTTCAGAATGAACGCAGTACAGGCCGGCGAAGTCACCAATCAGGATAAAACGGAGACTCTGCCCGGAGACGAGCAGGTCGACGGCGTGGAAACCTACCTGGAGCAGGCTCAGGTAACGCTCAAGGTGGGCCGCCGCCGCCACGCTGCTTTGGCTGCAATCTCTAACGCCGCTCACTGGCAGCAGCCGGGCGAGTCGCATTACGTCATCACCGAGAATTCTATCCCGAATGACGTTCAACTCCTGGTGCGCACCGACCGCATAGGCAAAAACGGCGCCGATGCGTGGCTCGTGGTCGATAAAGTCAAATTCGGTGGCGATGCCGCCAAATTGACCGGCCGTCAATTCGGGCCCAACGACCTCAGCGGCGTGGCGCAGATTACCCAGTCCCGCAGTAAGGTCATCCGTGACGGCGCGACGGTCTACGAACGCACCATATGGCGCGAAATCGAGCACGATACGGCCGTGGCCATTGTGGCGGCGTCCACCGATGTGACTCCTCCCGCCTGGGATAGCGCATCGTCTGACCCGGTTCCGCTTCCCGCAACGGACGGCGCGACGGGCGTCGCCAAGGCCGCCAACGGTGTCCTCACCGTTCCGATGACCAAGGAACTCGACCCGAACACCATCAACGAGTATACCGTCCTGCTCCAAAAGCATGCAGACCACTCCGCAGTGGCCGTTACGGTTGCCCTCAACGCCGCCAAGGATGCGATTCTCATCACTCACCCGCTCCTGTTGGCCACGACCGCTTACGACATTATCCTGACCACCACCGTGGCCGACACGCTGGGTAACCACCTCGCCAGCCAGTTCACCCTGGCGTTCACCACGGGCTCTTAGTCTAGATGCCCGCACCGCGTTTCCTGTTCGACCTCCGCGACCACACGGGCGCCGTCAAAACCTTCACCTTTTGCGCCAACCATCTCTGTTGGCACCAGATGGAGGAGCACTTCGGCTGCTCGATGTGGGAGTGGATCGAGAGGTGGATGAAGGCGGAGACGTTGACTGATACTCATCGTCTTCTCTACCACCTCACGGAGTCACACAGGGACCGGTGCGGGCAACTTTCGATCAGGGGGTTCCTGGAGCTTTTGCCAGATGACCCGGCTGAGTGGGACAAGTTGCGAAACTGTCTCATCGACCTGATGAACAAGACTTTTTTTGCCCCGAGCCTGACGAAGACGGCGCTGATGATGGCTTCGAGAGCACTCGCCGACCTACAACAACGGGAGAGCGAGTGGATTGGCACCAACGCCGACGAGACGCCGCCGTCCTCCGAATCTCCGGCCGAGAATTCTGGCACGAGTTCGGCTTCTTAGACTTTAACGAGCAAGTCATCATCTTTAACAATTCGCAGGGCAGTGACGCCGGCGGATTCGACCAATTTGCACCGGAAGGAGATTAAGAATGGGCGATTCCCTCGAAGGCGAAGTCAAGTTTGACTATCAGCAATTCACCACCGGCGTGGAGAAAATGCTGGCCGCCTTGGAGAAGCTTGGCCCTTCCTCCGCGACCAATTTCGATAACCTGGGCAAGGCTGCCGAGGCCGGGATGGGCAAAGTCAAGAAGTCCGTCGATGACCTCCAGGAGAAAATCAACACGGTTTCTCTCAAGGCGCTCCAGGACCAGTTCAAGGACTTCGGCAGCAAGCTCAATGCCAAAGCGTTTGACGACGTGGTGGGCAAGGCAACTTCCTTCGATGGCGCGATGCAGAAGGTCAACATCTCCGCCAAGTTGTCCGACGTGGCCCTGGCCGACCTCGGCAAGCAAATCTTGGGACTCAATAAAGAACTGGGCACCAGTATCGAGCCTGTATCTGCGGTCAACACCGAGATGCAGATCATGCGGTCTGGCTTCAAAAACACGGCCGACGCCACCAATATCTTGCGCAACGCCTTCCTGATTGCCGGGAATGACTCAGAGGGACTCTCGGACGCTGCCAAATCTCTCACAGTCCTGCTCAATGCCTACAAAGCGGGGGCGGGCGAGGCTGCCGACTATACCGACATCCTGGCCCGTGCATCGAGCCTCGGGGCGGGCAACGTGGGCGAACTATCCGACGCAGTGGGCAAGGTTGCTCCGACCGCCGCCGCCGCAGGTATCCCCTTCAAAGAGGTCGCCGCAGCGATGTCCTTGCTCGGCAAAAACGGCACCCCGGCGGCTCAGAGCGCGGCCGAGCTTTCCAAGGTCATCAACTCCCTGGTGGACCCTTCAACGAAGGCCCAGCAGGTCTTTGACCGTCTCAATCTCACGATTGACTCGCAAACCCTCAAAGCCGACGGGCTCGCCAAGACCCTGGCCAAGATTACGGCCGCCGCGCAGGCCAGTGGAGATGCAGAGCGGACCCTGGATGAGATTTTCGGCAAGAAGCAAGGCTTGAAAATTGGCTCTGTTTTGGGTGGGGACGCCCTGGCCCAGGAAGAGGCCAAGGTGGGTGCGTCTTCGGGTGCCGCCGCCGCCAAACAGCAACAGTTGGCTGCCCTCCTGGAGAATCAAGCGAAGCAAACCGCCGCCGCCTTCAAAACTTTGGCCATCGAAGTGGGGACCGAGCTTCTCCCGGTGGCCGTAAAGTTCGCCGAGCTGGCCCGGTTCACCGTTGAGGTGCTCGACCTGGTGCCCAAGCCGGTGCTCGCTTTTGGCGTGGCCGTCACGGGATTAGCCGGGGCACTCGCTACCGCCGGGGCCACGCTCTCGGGGATGGGTCTCATCCTCCCGGCGGTTACCGGTTCCTTTGGCAAATTGGTAACCGCCATCACTGGCTTTGTCTCTGCAGGTGCTCCCGCCGCCCTGGCCGCTACGGAGACCGCCGTTGCCGGTGCGGGTGGTGCCGCCGTGGTCGCCGAGACGGGGATGGCCGGATTCTTCGCTACTCTGGGACTAGGGGCGGGAGCAGTCGCCGCCCTGACTTTGGGTCTAGGTGCCCTGGCCGTAGCCTTTGGATATGTGGCGGTAGAGAACGCCAAAGCGGACCGCGAACTCGAGAATCTCGAAAAGAATGGCATCAATAAAGACGGCAAGAAGGTTTT